CCTCAAACGTCTGAGTCTAATACGACTCCTCAAGCCAATTTGTCTGCGTTTGGTACTGTGGCTACAGGTCCTGGTAATGGTTTCGTGAAGACGTTCACTGAGTTTGGTTATGTTTTTGGTTTAGTGGCTGTTCGTTCTGATATTACTTATCAAGAGCAGATTGAGGATCATTGGAATCGTCAGACTCGGTTTGATTATTACTATCCGAATTTTGCGAATTTGGGTGAAGAGGCTGTTCTTCGTAAACGTGTTTCTGTGAATCCTGCTGGTACTGGTGCTTTTGATGATTTGGTCTTTGGTTATCAGGAGCGTTGGTATTCTTATCGGTATAAGACCTCTAAGATTACTGGTTTGTTTCGTTCGGCTGCGGCCGGCACTCTCGATGCTTGGCATTTGGCTCAGGAGTTCGGGGAGTCTCCGCAGTTGGATTCGAGTTTTATTCAGGAGCAAGCTCCGGTTGATCGCGTGATCGCGGTTCCTTCTGAGCCGCATTTTATTTTTGACATGTATGTTGAGAATGTTTCGGCTCGTCCTATGCCCGTTTATTCTGTTCCAGGTTTGACGAGGATTTAATGGCTGATTTTTGGTCATCTCTTCCTGTTGTTGGAGCTTATATCAGCGGTCGGCAGTCGGCCGCTAATGCGGCTGAGCAGCATGATTGGGCCGTTGAGGATGCGTCTGTCAATCGTTCTTTTCAGCGTGAGATGTCTAATACGGCTCATCAGCGCGAGGTTAAAGATTTGCGCGCTGCGGGCCTTAATCCTATTTTGAGTGGTACTGGTGGCGCTGGTGCATCTACTCCAAGTGGTTCTATGGCTGACTCTAATGTGGCGGACACTCCTGATTATGCGTCGGCAGCTAATAATGCTCTTAATGCGACGTTGTTGAAAGGTCAGAAGGAGATTCAGAAGGCTCAAGTTGCGTCTCTCGCGACGGCGGCTGAGTTGAATCGAGCTCAGGCTAAGAAGACGTCTAAGGAAGCTTCTATTTTGGGTCCTCGTAGTTTTCTTATGCAGAAGTTGGAGAATGCATTTAAGTTTTCGGCTGATGTTGTGAAAGATTTGAAACATAAACGGGATTTGTATATCCCACCAAAGAATTGAGGTTTGTGTGGCTGTTCGTCATAAGTTTTCTCCTCGTGTTCAGGTTCTAGCTCCGGCTCCGGATGGTACTTGTAAGGTTCAGCAGCATTTTAAGGATGAGGTTGATATTAATAATATCGTTGCTCGTTACCGTAAGACGGGAACGGTTTCTCATGTTCAACGTGTTCAAGCTAAGTATGGTGATTTTACGGATTTGTTTGATGTTGCTGGGAAGCTGGATAAGGCCGCTAAGGCCAATCAAGCTTTTGGTCAGCTTCCAGCAGAGATGAGGAATAAGTTTAAGAATTCTATCTCGGGATTTTTTGAGTTCATTCAGGATCCCGGTAACAGGGATCAGTGTGTTAAATGGGGGATTTTCAATCCACCCAAGGCGGACGCTGTCCCTGACAGCGCCGCAGAGCCGGCGGAGCCGGCGCCTGGTTCTACTAAGAAAGGTTCTATGAAAAAGCCTCCCGTTATTACGGAAACCGAAGACGGTGGAGCGTAGGGACCGTTTTGTTTTGTTTTGGCCAAGAAGTGTTAACAATGACAAGTAGAGAAGGCCCGCGTTAGCGGGCCTTTGTTTTAAGTTCTTCGGCCAGATCAGAATTCCAATCTTGATATTCGTCGCTCGTTATGTGCGCTAGGCGTTGTTTAGCATAGTCGAGTTGAGATTTGTTGCGGCTGATCGCCATTTCTAGGTGTGCGATCCGTTTTGCGTAGTATGCGATTTTTTCGGTTCGCGTGTATTTCGGTTGGTTGTTGTCCATTTTGGACTCCTTTTGTTATGCCCGTGTGGGCGTTTGCCCAACCAAAGCGAGAGAACCGTGCCAGGAGTTATATCTATTCTTAAGAACGCGCGCGCGATTGACGTGTGCGCGAATTAATATTTGCTATGACACTGCGCGAGGTTCTAATCGCGGTTAGGGGACACGCCTACACAGGGCGGCAAAAGGATCGAGGATGGATAACAAAAACAGCCGGTATGCAAGCGAACTAGGTCGCATATGAGCGACGAAGGATGGCCACCCTAGGTGGCGGTAAGGCGCCGGTCGATAACGCGGCGCTAAATTCGCTTGGCGCGTTTAAACGCGCGTCGGGTATCAGGGTTGTATCCTGATTTGGCCTAAGAAGGTCAAAGGCCCGTGAGGGCCGCGGGCACAATTCTCTATCTTGTTATATTTGTGCCAGATGACTTTTTGGCCTAGATGCCTAAAAAGTCTTGGCTTTTCCTCCGAAAAGCCTTCACTATCGTTTTCATTGGGGGTTCATCGTGAGTTATCGTAAGTCTATGAGTCGTTCTAAGTCTCGTAAGGTGTTCCGCAAGAACACCGCTTCTCGTAAGATCAATCATCGTCCGCGTGCAGGTGACCGCGGCGGTATTCGTTTATAAAAAAGGCCTGAAACACAGTTGGCGTGTTCCAGACCTAACCTCATGGTTTTTGATGGGTTCGGATGGAAATTCCGTGGCCCTCGATCCTCTGAGGTCCAATTTCAAGATGTAGCATATCGTCGTGACGTTGTCGACACTCCGTGTGGTAAGTGTGAGCTTTGTCTTGTAGATGTTCGTTATTCTAAGGCTCTTAGGATTATGCTTGAGGCCGAGTCGTGGCCTGATAAGGCGTATTTTTTAACTCTTACTTTTGATCGTTCCCACATTGGAGATGGTGTTTTGGACCATGGTGAATGGTCTCAGTTTATGAAAAATTTCCGTCAGAAATTTTGTCAGGTTCAGTATTGTCTTCTTCGTGATCGTGGCGGTAAGCGGCATGGCCGCGTTTATTCTAAGACGTTTAAATCTATTAAGCAGGTGATGTGTGGAGAGTATGGAGATTCGTTCGGAAGGAAGCATTTTCACGGAATCATTTTTAATCATTCATTCGCCGACATTGAGTTTACCGGGGAATATTCCTCCAAGGGTAATCCCGTGTTTACGTCCCGTGCGCTCGAGGCGGTTTGGAAGAAAGGTCGTGTTCAGATCGCTGAAGTTAATTTTGATTTGGCTCTCTATGTTGGTAGTTATGTTACGGACAAGGTTTACGACGGTCAGGTGACTGGTCAGTATGGTCGGTTTGGTCGTGGTATTGGTGAGTCTTGGATTCGTAAGTATTGGCGTGATGTTCTTTCTGTTGGGAAAATAATTTTATCTGACGGTGAGTATCCTATTCCGAGGTATTTTTTGAAGAAGGTGTCTGAGTGGTATCCGGTCGAGTTTTTTAAGTTTCGCACTGCGCGCGACTTGAAGTTGTTTGATTCCAAGGTAAAGAATATTTCTAAAGGTGACGGTCCTCTCCGCCGTGCGCAAGCGAAGGCGAGAATTCAACAGTCTAACAGACAGAAAAGGTGTAATGATGGAAAAATCTAAGCTTGATGGTAATTTGGGAGCTGATCGTGTTCCCGTTAAGAGTCCTCGCATGAAGGTGTTTGTCATTAAAGATGACAAGTCTTCCGTTTATGGTCTCCCTATTGTGTTTGTGAACGCTCCGATGTTCATTCGTGATATTCAGGATCGTATCGCTTCTAAGGAGACGATTATGGCTCGTCATCCGATGGATTTCACGGTCTTCGAGACCGGCGAATTCGACCCCAATACTGGTGTTGTTGAGTCTTATGATTCAAAAAAGTGTTTGGGACTTGTTAAAGATTTGATGGGTCCTCAACAGTAATTTTTTCCGGGCTTCACCTTTGCCCGGTTTTTTAGTGTTTTAACCTAAGTTGGAGGTTTTGTGATTCAGTCAGCGTTTCAAAGTCATTTTGCTCAGATTCCTAGTATTAATCGTCCTCGTTCTTCGTTTCGGCGTGTGTCTCGTTCTAAGCATACGTTTGATGAGGGTCTTTTGATCCCGGTTTATTTGGATGAGGTTCTCCCGGGTGATACATTCAACGTTAAAGCGAATATGTTTGCTCGTTTGGCGACTCCGATTTTTCCTTTGATGGACAATATGTATTTGGAGACGTTTTGGTTTTTTGTTCCTAACCGTTTGGTGTGGGACAATTTTGTTAAACAGCATGGTGAGCAGGTGGATCCCGGTGATTCGACTGATTATACGACTCCGGTTATTGATTCCGCTACTCAGACTGGAATTCATGTTGCGGTCGGTACATTGTGGGATAATTTTGGTTTACCTATTGTTGGTCCTAGTCATGCAAGTAATATTTCGGCTCTTCCGTTTCGCATGTACAATTTGATTTGGAATGATTGGTTTCGTGATCAGGATCTTCAGGATTCAGTGACTGTGGCCAGGACTGATGGTCCGGATAATTTGAATTTGTATAGTCTCTTACGTGTTGCGAAGTTTAAGGACGCGTTTACTACGTGTCGTCCTTTTCCTTATAAGGGTCCCGATGTGTTTTTACCTATGGGTTCTCAGGCGGACGTGATGTCCACTGGTGAAATTCCTTCTTTTCAGAAGTATGGTGGCTCGGCTGAGGTCGGTCTTGCTTCTCAGAACGGTGTTAATCCGGCGGCTTATTTTTCAGGTACGGTTGCAGGTCCTGCTTCTATGGTGTTCGGCACTAATACTGGTCTTGAGGTTGATTATGCGACCGGTGTCGGTCCCACTCTCAACGAGTGGCGTGAGGCTGTGACTGTTATTCAGGCTTATGAGTTGGACGCTCGCGGTGGTACGCGGTACATTGAGATGTTGTACAATCATTTTGGTGTTGTGAATCCTGATTTCCGTTTACAGCGTCCTGAGTTTTTAGGGTCTCATCGCGCTCAGGTGAATATTCATCCTGTTCCTCAAACGTCTGAGTCTAATA